AGAGGCTCTTACACCACGTACCGTAGCTCTGGGTAATGCCTTAGCTGCAACGTCACTACTACGCTTTGCTGAATTATCACAACCCCTAGTTAATATGCTTTCATTACCTATCCTAACATCAGCTGCGGTAAGAAGGGATTTTGCTAAGTCATTAGGAGGTGCTAAGTTAACTAGTGATCCAGTGTTCTCAGTAGCTAAGACTATGATGGATGGTGTTAGGTTAATGAATCATAGCACAGCCTCTAAGAAATGGGACGACCTAGCTGACCAAGCTAACCTATACGGTAGAGATTGGCAAGAAGTTAATGGTATTATGCAACAGTCTAGGAAAGTAGATCCAGGTATCCTATCATCTCTAGAGAATGCCTTGGAGTCTAATGTAGTTAAGATGATGAGTAAGCCTGCTGATATGAGTGAAGGTTTAGTTAGACGTGTTACCTTCTTTACTGGTATAACCCTAGCTAAGAGAGCCTATCCTGGAATCAGTGATGCAGGTGCAATGACCTTTGCTAGAGACTTCATGGATAAATCTATTGGTAACTATACAGCAGCACAGAGACCAGCTATGTTTCAAGGTACATTTGGTATGGGCTTAGGCTTGTTCCAAACTTATATGCTTACCTTAGCTCAGTCTATGTTTAGACACATAGAGCAGAGACAGTTCGCTGAGTTAGGTAAGATGATGCTAGTACAGGGAACTATCTTTGGTTCAGGTTCTCTACCAGGATTTCATCTGGTATCAGAAACAATAGGGGAACACTTCTCTGATGATAGCGTTGACCTAACAACTGGTACATTCAGAGCGTTACCTAATAAGGCTGCTGAGTTACTACTCTACGGGTTACCATCTCAGTTAATTGGTATACATACTAGGGGTGATATACAACCTAGAGTACCTAATCCTTTCCAAGGTCTTAACTCTGTAGCTGCTATTAACTTAACAGGTCAGATGTTTAAGGCAATGAAAAGAACAGCAACCGCAGCCTTTACTGTAGATGAGAGTGCAGGTATAGCCTTACTAGAATCTCTATCCCTTCAGTCTGTGTCTAGACCACTAGCTAGAATAAGTGAGCTGGCAACTGGACACTCTATAACAGCTAGGGGTAACATTGTTTCTAAGGATGCGGAGATGTATACTGTGCAGTCTATAGCTTCTAGGATATTCGCAGCTAGACCTTTAGCAGAGATTAAAGCTAGGGAAGCTATGCACTTAGATTCTTTATACTCCTCATTAGATCAGGACAGAAGATCAGTCTTAACTAATAGTTTAAAGAGTCATCTACGTAATGGTAGCTTGCATGATGAGAAGGTAGATAGATTAGCTTTTGAGTATCTCAGAACAGGAAGCCCTGAGGGGTGGAGAAGTGCTGTTAATACTGCAATAGCACAGGTAAGGAATCCGGGGTCACACACAGTAGTTAATGCACTACACCCGAATAGCCCTACCTTACTGATGATAGATGATTTAGAAGGTGGCAATTAAGATTCGTCAAAGGCTACTTCTTCTATACCGAAGACGGCAGCATACGTCTCTGCTACTTTCTTCTTATCATCAGCAGGTGCTCTAGCCCTTATGTCACCCAAAGTCCATATCTCTATTTCATTAGTAAGAGAGTTGTGTCTTAACCCAGTATACTCTAAGTCTTTTAATTCCTTAGCAGTAGCAAAGTCTGGGTGGGTGGGTCTAGTAATCTTATCATTCCACGTTCCTGGCGGTGGTTTAATCTTACCCTTAATCTTTATAAAGAATGTCATTTTAATTCCTCTTTTAGTATTAGCTCTGGATTCCAAGTCTTAGCTACTACGTTCCTAGCGAAGTAACCCTGTACACTCCCAACTGTCTTAACCATTACCTTCTCTGCTGCTGATAAGTTCCTCATTATATCATGCAACTCTGTTTGTTTACTCAAGTCCTTAGCTACTGCTTTCCATAATGTGTTATGTGATGTAGGCTTAGTAGCATGGTTAAGTATTCCCATGATGGTATTAGTAACATCACTATACTTACTCTTACCAAATTCGCCAAGTGCTTTAGGCATATTCCTCTCAGCCTCAAATAGTATAGTGTTAGCTTCTAGTGCGTCATGTTCCGTTATCTCTGTACGTAGGTCAGCACAGGCTAATGCAGTACATAACTTGAGTAAGTGTGTAAACCTTCTAGTAGCATAGTCATTGAACCTACCATCTTCTATTCCGGGATCTTCTTTATAGATTCTATCTAGGATAGCAGCAGCTTCGGGTGACTTAGTAATAGCCCCTGTCATCTCCTTGATATCTTTAATCCTATCTATAAGCCACTCATCAGCTCCTGCTACTATCTCAGCAGGAAAGGTTATCTTTCTGTCAGTAGGCTCAGAATGGATAAACAGAACCCTAGAGAGGAAGCCAGTACCCAGTGCCTCAGGGGGGCAAGCGAGTCCAAACCCCTTAACAGTAGCACCTCCCAACACATTAATAGTAGGCTTGTGAACGTGAACGCTAGAACCGTGTAGCTTAGGATGGTCATAATAGTCTAAGTTATCCCATAGGTTAGTTAGTAAAGTTAGGAACTGCATATTGCCATGTCCTATAAAGTCTAGGAACTCTCCAGCACATATGAAAGTCTCTGATGGATTCTCTAAAGTCATTAGCTCTAGGTCTTCATAATCATCAACGTCTAGCTTGTATTGCATATCAACTAAGAACCTTTCAGTAGAGGTCTTGTCTTTAGAGAATGATTTGTAGCCTGAGCTGTCCAGTAGTCTCTTAGTTATTCCTAAGCCTGTACCCTTCCTAGCTCCTGGAGTTCCCATGAGTAGTATGTATTGGTTAGGGTATATTCTCATATGTCCAAACGGAAACCATACATCTCTACCTAAGGCAGCAGACACACAAGCTATAGCTGACCAACGAATGTATATAGGAGGAGCTTCCGTCTCCCCTACGTACTTGAAGTATTCCTGTAAGAAGGTCATCTACTTGATCTCTTTCCATCGTTTACTATAGCTGAAGTCGTTTGGTATTATCATCTTCTTACCATGTACTATTGTTTCATCATACAAGGCTTCTTCTAGTAACTTATTAAGATCAGGTCTACCTTCTCTAACTTGGCTGAATACACTATCATGTATCTGAGCCTTGAGTCTTATATCCTTTGGGTACTTCTTCACTAACTCCCATGTATTCATAAAGCCTTTGTTCAGTATGGATACACTTAGGTTCTGGGGTTGGTGAGCAATAGCAGATCGTTGCATATTATGATCCTTCATTATATCACCAAAGAAATATCTAGTATGCCCTAGTGGCGAGCGTAGTAGATGCGTACTTGCTACTTCTGTCTTGATCTCAGCGTACCACTCACGGACTCTAAAGAAGGGAACGTGATATATCTCTAACAAGCCATGAGCGAATTGCTTTAATGTTTTTTGACCCGTCTTAGGGGCGGTACTCATGGTGACGTTCTCACCGAGGTCGAGGGCTGCTTGTAGCAGTATGGCTACCCCAACATTATCTATAAAGGTCTGCGCTCCCATGACGTAGTTTGTGCCATGACAAATCTTCTTGAGTACTTTGTTCCTGAAGTGCGTAGTTACATCTTCATACTCTATGTTAAAGAACTTCTTACCTAGTACTCTATAGAAGTCACGTTCCTTATCCTCAAGAGCTTTGATTAATGCCAAGTCCTTAGAGCAGTAGGCTGTACACCTAGCTTCAGACTGGCTCTTATCTCCTTCAAGTAATATGAATCCTTCATCAGCTACAAGCATAGGCTTAGCATACATAGGTATATTCTGCACCTGAGTACCACACCAGAAGCTAGAAGATCTGGCTGCCATTCTCCCTGTGTCTGTACCAAAAGGATCTAATGAATACATTAGTCTATTGTTCAACTGAAGGAATGTGAAGTAAGTGCCAACTGCTTTTCTATCAGTCTTATAGTTTGTGATAGCATCAGTCAGACGTAATAGTATTGGGTGCTGAGTGCCAACTGCTGTAAGATTCTTGGAATCAGTAGACCTTAGATTCTTCTTCCTAGTCTTAGCGTTCTTACCTATGCGTGGGTCTTTAGCACCGAACACATCATAGATCATAGCTGCTGTTTGCTTAGGACTAGATGGGTTGAAGTTAGGATCAGCTACCATTACTCTTATCTTAGTCAATAGCTTTTCCATACTACTTTCGTATGTGTCTAGTTGACGCAGTCTTTCCTCGTTGTCTATTAGAATACCTTCGAACGCACAGTAGATGCAAGGGTAGACAAGAGGGAAAGTGGCAGCATAATTAGCCCTAGCATAAGCAGGGAGATGATACATATAGTATAAAGAAATCCTAGCAGTATACCATGTATCCAATGCGTTATAACTCCAATACCTATTGATATCTTTATCATTATGAGCTGCACTAGCTTCTCCTTTCCATTGTACATAATCGGGTAGTGTGATAGATGCTACGAAGGATAAGTCTTTAGGTAGTTCTGAGTACTGTGAATGAGCTAAGCCCATAGTATCTAACACCCAGTTGTTTACCCAAGCTCGATAGACAGCAGAGTGCATAGCATCATACGCTCCATTGTGCATAGCCTTAGGTATATCAGTGGCATTAACTTTACGCATGAATAGGATAGCATCACCGTATTCTTTATTAGTCCGCCAGTGTTCTTCTCCAAAGTCTATCATAGGAAGAACGAAAGTCTTTAGGCTCATATCCTCTAGGCAAGCAGTCCATGAACAGCAGGTTATTAGAGTCTGTCCAGCTTGTAAAGACTCAGCGTCATTGTTTACTGTACGAGTTTCTATATCATAAGCCATGAACACAGCCTGTTCTAAGATAGCAAACGCGTCACTCATATCATCTGGTGTTTCTAATACTTTAAACTTAAGGGATTGTTTAGGTTGCTTTGCTGTCTTGATCTTAGCTAAGTCCTTATTGAGCAACCAACCACCATAGCTAACAGTATGTGACTGAGCCAAGGAGTTGCCTACTATGATAGGTATTTCATTCTGGAGTACACTACCCCTGTAATCATCTAAGGTAGCTCTATCCCCTGGAACACAGTGACGTAGTGTGGATTCATTCACTAGGAAGATAGCTTGGCAATGAGAAGCCTTAGCACGTTGTAACAGTCCACCCATAGTTAAGTCCAGAGACGTGGCAATTAGTTCATAGCCTTGTTTACTGGTGTAATACTTTAGTATGGATAAGTAGTTACTCTCTTGTTGTTGGTAGTTAACTAGTATTCTCATGTTATCCTTTGTTATTAAAGTTACCCCCCATATCTACTCCTCGCCCGAATAGATATGAGGGAGACTTTACAGTTACTCCAACCCTACTTGTAAGACGAAGGGGGAAACCCTAGTCGTAGGGAGTTCTGTTGCTACTCAGTAGGTGGTATGATACGTAGTGATACGTTTTCATATACCTCTGTTTTACTACCTTTCTTAGGTGTGGTACGTATCTTAATAACAGTATTGAAAGATGATCCTTTCATTGTAGAGAAGATATCACCTAAGGATACTCCGTCAAGGTTTGCTACATTCATAATACCCTTAGCGGTTTTCTTAAAGTATCCTAGTCCCTGCTGCGTACCCATGAATGTTTCGGAGAACATAGAGTTGTCTGGTACTGGTGGTTCTCCAGCATTAGCTAACTCTAAAGTCTTCTCTACTACATAGGTTACTCTGATACGCTGTATTGTATCTCCTTCTTTTTCATAGCTCTCAATAGCTGCATCTTTAACCCCTATTGTATATGTTCCTGCAGGGGGTGTTAGATAGTCAGGAGCTTCTGGTACTGAGTCCAAAGAACTATCCATCAATGCTGCTAAGTCTAGGCTTTCATTGCTCATGGTATTGTTTCCTATAAAGATTTAAGTTTAAATAATGGTACTAGTATCAGTACCCCTTTGTTGCACTACCTTAGGCTTCCTCCTTGTGAGTCCAGCCTCGGCAGCATAGTAGCACGCCTCATTACGAGTCATGGTTCTATTCTTTGAGTTAGTACTACGCTCTAAGTTATCACTCTTTTGTGATATGAAGATGTCAGTACGCTCCCCTGTTAGTATGTTGTAGAACTTTATCTTATTCATTTTCTTCTAGACTCCCGTAGGTGTATCATTTGTACACAGTGGTGTATGTCACCCTTACTATCTATTAGTACATACTCTCTACCTTCCTCATCTTCCCACTTCAGTCCGTACTTACCACAGTATCTACATTGTATTCTAAAGGTTTCCTCATAGTCTTCTGTATTAAGAGTCATATCTAATCCTTTCTATTCTACCTTCCTCTAAGTCTATCCCAAGAAAGTCTGCGTCTAGTTGTTGTATATTTTCTACAAACATCTTTAGTACATAAGGGTTTCTTATTATGAAAGGAGTCTCCTCTGTTCTATTGTCTGCTACAGCTTGCGCTTCAGCTTGTTCATACGCAGCAGCTACTTGTCTCAACGTAAGTGCTGGTAGTATGTCATTCATAGTACACCACCCTCTACTAGGATACTTCTCATGTCGGGTTCAGCACCTGATTCTATCTTAGCATTAGTCCTAGAGCCTGTTATATAATCAGTCTTATAGGTGGAAGATGATCCTGCTTTGTGCTTCTTCATACCTATCTCTGTTAGTATTAGGCTACCAAAGTACTTACCAGACTTCATACTAAACTTCTTAGTACCTATGAGTGGATAGAATTTATCCCTAGTTATACCATTAACCTTTTCCTCTACTGGCAATAGGTGGGTGATAACAACTGTATTAGTAAAGCGGGAGGCTTGGAACACAGATAGTATATCACCTAGGTACTTACCTAACGCTCCCCAATCATCCATCTTAGCCTTGTAGTCTACATCCTGCCCAAGTGTGGCTAGGTTAAGACAGCTATCCCCAAGCTGAGAACCACTATCTATTACTAGTAGCTCAGAGTGAGTCATCTTTGTTATGTTAACGTATGTGCCAGTAAACTTATTGTCCTTCTTACATGGTAGACAGTTAGGTTTACTATGCTCCTCGCATATATGAAAACCAGTAGGTGATGATATGAATTTGAGTAGACACTCAGCTGCCCTAGGTTCTGTCCTAGTATCAGTTATCTTAATGAGCTCTACCTTAGCCATCTCCTCTGGTGTTAGCCCCATGTGTAGTAGGGTCTCTGATCCATTCTCTAAATCAAACCATACTATCCTAGTTATCTCAGGTATCTTAGCGGCTGTGCCAACCAAGCGTGTCTTACCTGTCTTAGGATTACCATACACACAGATGCTATGATTAGGTCTAACTGCTTTGTGTTGTGCCTCTGCTATATCTCTTAGGTTCATAGGTCATTGCTCCTTAGTATACAAGTTTACCAGCTTCTAGTTTCAATTGGCGATTCTCTAACCCTAGTTCCTCATGCTTTGCGTGGAGTACATTAATATAGAATAGAGCAGCAGCCCCAGTCCTACACATAGCCTTCAGGGATTCTACTTCTTCACCCTCTCCATCTATTTGTGTTGATACCATAGCTATCTCTAGTGCCATAGTTGATAGCTGCTCTGGTTCTGCTTCTGGCATTTGATCTACTATGTTCTGCACGTCTGCCATTAGTGCGTCAAACTGTTCCTTAGGCATAGTGATATCTGGGTTGTTTCTATTTATATCCTGTATGTTACTCATCCTTACTCTCCCTTATCTCTTGTATTAAAGCTGTGTAACCTATCTGATCCACTATGTTATCTCTCTTAGGCTTGTGCATATCACGTACCATCTTTAGTAGAACCATCAGTTGGCATACGTCTTCCTCTTTAAGAGATGATTCCTTACCATACTTCTGTGATAGATATAGATTCCATTGGGCGGCTATGTTACCCATGCAACGCTCAGCACTCCCGTAATCATCTTTACCTCTAGTAGTTATAATATCCTTAGCTTCATCTATTACTGTCTTACGTAAGTCGGTAGGGATATTAGCAGTCTCTGTTAATGTAGTCATAGCTGTCTCAAAGTTCTTAACCTTCTTAATATATCTACATACATCATCATTCCTTAGGTTAAGAGCTTCAAGTTCTAGCTCATAACCTGTAACCTTTGTCTGTCTACTCTGATATACTTGGTAGTCAATGATAGTAGCTAGGCTGTTTGTTTTCCTACCTTCCATTACTGCATCTCTAGCTAGGTTATATGCTTCATCGGTGTGTTGCATTAGCTTATCCTCTTTATGTGGTCAGTTATAATATCATTAAGTTCATAGGTAAAGTCATAGTCTATTGTATCTTCTTCCTCTTTCCTCATCTCATCTAATGCTGTTAGCCCACAAGTACCTAAGTGTGGACATGGTTTGTTATACTTCAAGCAACTAGCACCTCTCTTAGGGAAGTAGTCTAGCTCTAGCATCTGGTGTATCCTATCCTTATCCATACCAATAGATAAGAACCAATTCAATCTATCCCCTATTGTCTTAGGGAATGTCTTAACCTGTATGTTAGGTTGGAATCCGTTACCACTTCCTATCTGTCCTATGATATATATCACATCATACTCAGACTGTGTAGCACCTGCTATCTTATCCAAGACAATGGAATACCCTACTGCCTGCCCACTGTTAATATACAATGGGTCAAGATCATGTAGGCTCAAGCCAGTAGTCTTTACTTCAATGATAACATACCTACCTGTAAACCTATTCTTCAGTATGAAATCTATATAGCCTACGTAGTAGAACTGCTCATCTATATTAAGGCGGAAGGATAGCTCATCACACACCTTCCCCTCAATAAGTACTGGTTCGTAATCCAAGAGTAGGTTATCCAACTCAGTAAAGGCATTGATAACAGCATTAACACATACTAGCTCAGTTCTACGAGCGTCTTCTAGCTTAGGTGTATATGCTAACCATGTTGTCATGATAGCCTGGTCTCTATTCTGGTGTGCTAAGTAGTCAGCTATGCCGGCTCCAAAAGCCTTACCAAAGACAGTAGGTGGATAGTCCTGTCTAGGCGCACCTCCAGTTAGGAATCTATCTAACTGGAACTTACGCTCACAGGTGTTTAGTAGGTCAAGAGCTGAGTGTGATAACCTTATCTTGTTCATAGTTTACTCTCCGTCTTTTATCTTTTCTTCTGCGTTTATTCTAATTCTATCTTGTACGTTAGTGAGCGTGAATGTATACTCTGTATCTAAAGTACTAGCTTCATAGGTAGACTTAATGGTTTGTATCTTCCAACCTGCTCCAACTAAAGTACCTGTTCCGTTCCTCATCTTCCAGAAGCCAGTTAAGAAACTAACTAGTCCTCTCTCTGCGAAGTTACGTTCTTTAGCTTTGTCTGAACCTGTGAAATCATTAAGATACTTAGTCATACAACCTAGCTCTACGTGCGTTGTTGTTACGTTCATCATAATGTATTACTCCCTGAAATTAATTACATACCTTCTAAGCCTTCAGCCATAGCCTCAGGTGTGAGTTTTACTACTTTACTACCTGCCCTCCTAGGTTTCTTAACTACACTAGCTAGTGCAATACCTGTTATCTTCCTAAGTGCGGCAACACAACTACCTATATCCTCATCTAACAAGAGGACACAAGCTGCTGGATTCTCTAATAGAGCCTTCTTAGTAGCATCCATCTCATACCTAAGTAAGTCTCCATCGAATGTGGTTAGCTTAGCTATTCGTAGTTGTAGATCACTAGCTACCTGTTCTGGTGTATTCATACTACCTCCCTTTTTGTGTATCCGTTAGCTATTACCCCTCTATCCTTCTTAGATAAAGCTGGCAACTTATTGGCAACCCTGTATGTACGTACTAGCTTACCACAGTAGGTCTCTGATATACAGAAGGCTTCTCCTATAAACTTTAGTGGTATAGCTCCCTTCTCATACAGCATATTCATTCTAATTATATCCTCGTCTGTTACTCTACTAACTCTAGGCTTACGCGTAGTTTCATGTCGGTGTACCCTGATCCTAGAGCTTATCTTTATAGCCTGAACAACTGACATAGGTAACTCTACTTGTATTCTAGCCTGAGTCTTATTAATCTTGAGGTTCATCATTTTATATATATGTATTCTACTCTTATCCTTAACCTCTATATCAGGTATAGGGTTGAGTCCTAGTAAGTCTGCAAGGGTGTCCATGGCTCTCCGTATGGGTTTACTAATGAGCTAGGTTGGTCAAGTTGTAATGGTGTATACTCTTGTTCAGGTTCAGGTATTGTATAAGATTCGTCATAGGTATTATTGTTATAGTCTTCTCTCTCGTATACCATCTCTATGTCATAGCCTATGTCTTCTGATGCGTTAACATCATTGAACAAGGATAGCCCTAATAGTAGTATCACTATTATAAATAGTACACCTAGTGTGGCAGCAAAGCTAAACCTTGATTCTTCATCCATTATATCTCCCTGTCTGGTATTCTCATAGCTAAGATTGGTATAGTACCTTTGGCTGTTAATGTGATAGTGACTTCGATAGCCCCTTGTATTGTCATAGATGAGTTCTCTATAAAGGATATAACTCCTGAGATAGGCAGTAACCCTTGTGCTTTACTACTAGCAGACTGTCTAGCTTTAGTATTCTTTATGCCTGTCTTTAGTTTAGCTACGTCTTCAGGTGCTACTGTTATGATGAGTTCTTCGTTGACTATAAGATTAGACCATATCTGATCGTAGCTTAGAGACCCCTCCTCATCTGTTATTGATACTTCTTGTTGGTCTCTAGTACTGGTCATGATACGTCTTCTCCTGTGATATGATACTTATATAATACATCTACTACTAATGCTTGTATGTTCTGGTCAGGTGCAGACCCTATCATTCTACCTAAGTCAAGTAGTCTCTTGGATGCTGTCCTATGATCCATACATAAGTGGCAACCTGCTCTGTATCTACCGCCATATGTGTGACCAAAGTATGCTAGACAACTACCACATAGATCTGCCATCTTAGATGTCATGTACCTAGTATAAGGTATATAGTATGCACCATCCTTTCTACCAGAGAGAGCCATAAGGACTTCGTATGTATTGTTATCCCCTGACTCCTCTGGTAGGTACTGGAGTATATCATGCTTATAGAGTAGTATAATAATACTCTCTAGCTGCTGTATACCTTTATCTGCAATATCGCTCATTGTATCATGCCTTCAGAGTTTGTGTCAAGTGTTATTTTGTGTACCTACTACCTACTCCAGGAATAGGAATAGTATAGCTGTTATAAAAAGAAGTATTAAACAAATAGTTCCACCTAGTATCTCTCCTAGCTCTGTTCTAGTCATAAGAATCTCCATGTAGTACTTTAACTATAATAGCTCCCATACCTTCATGTACTTTAGTATGGTCAACTTCGTCATAAGTCACACAAGCTGTACGGTACTTAGTTACTAGGGGTTCTTCCCCATCTACTACTTTGATTATTTCAATACCTACCTTTACTCTCCAGTAGGTATCAGGCTTGCCAATTACTTCAGTCATAATAGTAACTCCTTATTCATCTGTTTATCTACTAGGTTCATGGCTTGAGTTGATTACGTATAGCATCTAGTGTGCTACATAGTCTCTCTGCTGCTTTCTTAGCATTGTGACCATATACATACTTAACCATTGGTATCTTACGTATCAATCTAGTACTCTCTCCCTTTATGTTCACTGATACTATCTCTACTGTTACTGTTACTATATGCGTCAGGCTCATAGCTATTCTCCTATTTAGTGCATTGAATGTCATCTTTATTAAGTAACCCTGTATTAAAGTAGTCTATCTTCTCTTTAAGAGTATTCCCCTTGAGCCTCTGTTGGGAGATAGTCTTGTTGATTAGATACTCTTTAGATATAACAATACATTCCTCTCTTGCTCTAGTTACAGCAGTATACAGCATCTCCCTGCTAAGAGATCGTGAGTGATCCTTGTGCATTACTATGAATACTCTACGCCATTCACAACCTTGTGCTTTGTGTATAGTAAGAGCGTAGCCTAAAGAGAAGGAAGAAGCTGACATATCCCCTATGGTGTCTAAGCAGAACTCCAGTCCATCTTCTGTTACTAGCTCTACTGTATGAGAGCATTGCTTAGATACATCAGTACTATCATCTAGCATCTTCTCTATATCTATGTTATCATAGCCTGCTAATCCAAACTCCTCTGCTTCACCAGTCTTACCTATATATGCTCCAAACCTAGTAAGAGAAGCGGAAGCCTCTAATGGTGGTGTTCCCATATACATAGGATTCTTGTTTATCTTTACTATTTCACCTATCTGCTTATTATACATTATCTTATCACCCTCTGCTAGATAGTGTGTGAACCTACCTGCTAGTACCTGATGGACAACAGCATTTCTCTCAGTACCTAGTCTCTGTGCTATCCACTTGTTGATAACATCAGTACCCAAGTCTTTTACATTCCATGGAGATAGTATTATATCCGTCTTAGGATCGTACTTACCTATCTCTTGCCACTTAGGGAAAGTCTTACCCAGAGATACTGATAGGTGTTCCTGTGAGTGTTCTACTGCTCCACATTGTATTATCTCAAAGCCTTTACCCACTTGTAACTCTCTACCCTCTAGTATCCTATGTGCGTTCTCTAATACCATAGAATCATCAGCTTGTCTATATATGTGCGTCAACTCTACTGTTGGTAAGTCGGTAAGAGCATAGTTTAGTATACTAGGTCCGAATACTGGTGGCAACTGGTTAATATCCCCTACGAATATGATCTGTACTCCAGGTCTAAGAGCTTCGTATATCTTAGACCACATAGGTAGATCAATAAGGGATGCTTCTTCTATTATTAGGTGAGTTATATCTAAAGTGTTATGTCTAGTCCTCATAGGTATGAACCTCATAGTGTCCTTACCTGTTACCTCATCAAAGTACCACTCTGGTTGAAACTCTAGTAGGTTATGTGCTGTTGTTATGTTATGTGGTAGCATCTCTTTCAAAACTGGGTCTTTATGTATAGCCCGTCTAGCATTACCAGAAGCAATACGAGTCCAAGCTATTAAAGCTATTGAAGGAGCTGGTTTATAGTCTTTAGTACCCTGTACTTTGAAGGTATGAGTTCCTAGCTTATTGGTTGCTAGTAGAGCCTTTACTATTTCCCTGAGCCCAGTTGTTTTACCAGAACCTGCTGCTCCTATGTAACAGAAGCTCTTACCAGTCATAGCCATATCCCTAGCTAGCATCTGCTTATCATTTAGCTCTATTGATAGAGAGAAGGTCTCATTAGCTTCTACCTTAGGTTCAGTAGGAACTTCAATAGTAGCTGGAATAGATCTGTCAATAGGGGAAGGAATTCCCTTGTTTTGTCGGGCAAGTCTTCTCTCAGCAATAGATAGCCTTTCAGGAGGAGGAGCTACTATGGGAACAGTACTAGGTTCTGCTTGCTGCATTATTCCCTCTCTCTTAGCTTTCCTCTCATCTAGTATCTCTCTTA